CAACATTACATTATAATCATTTAACTCCTAGAACAGTAGGATGTAGTACATATACACCTTCAAACTCTGAAGATTTGGTCGTTTTCCTTTTATGAATAACTATAAATGATTTAACTAACACATACATTATGTATCACGAGAATAAAAAGAACCAAGGATTACAAACTATACTATGGATAATAGTTATAGCATTTGTATTCTTAATTAGATTATTAATCCCTTAATAACAAACAATATGAAATCAACAAAAATTATGCTTGCTATAATAGCATGCTTACTTACAACATGGACTTCTATGAGTCTAATTGGTTGGATGCTATCAGAGCTATCCTTACGTGAATGTTACACACATGGTGGAACATTAATGCTTATGTTAATATTTGGTTGGATACCAGCTGTTATAATAGCATGTGATTATGACAAACATCTTAATAGTTTTTAATATGAGACAGTTTAAGCCTTATGCAATAGCATTAGTTCTTTTCACAGTTATATTACTGTGTTCTAGTTGTAGTAGTAATCATTGTTTCCACAAATCAAGCAGTTGGACACATAATAGTAGAAGATAACAACATGAAAAACATTAAAAAACAATTAGCTTACATGTGGAAACATAGAGAAGCTGTAATAGGGCTAATAATACTATTAGCTCTATTATTTTCTGGATTAGTATTAATAGAAGTAATAATAGATAAAGCATTATAACATTATGAGAACAGAACAAATTGAACAGAGAATCAAAGACATCACTAATCAAATCTATGTATTAGATAGTGTAAAAGACATGTATGATGATACAAATATCCATGAGATAGAACATCAACAAGAAGGATTAATTAATGAACGATATACACTAACACAATTGTTAGAGAGTTGTTTTGATCAAATGATAGGACTATGATAGTATTATATATTATTACATCATACTTAGTTATGCTAGGTGTGTTCATAGAGATTTATGATAAATTAGATGATGTGAAGGCTCAGGCTTTCGCATCATTTATATTTAGTCCCATTCTATTACCAATTCTTATTGGTATGATATTAGGTAAGAAATAATTAAACAAACAGATAACAATGAAGAAAGATTTAAAGACAATAGATCAGCTATTGAATGAATTAAAGACAATTAGAGCTGATGTACATGATTTTCATGTAAAAACAGAAAGACTAATAGACATTAAAGACAGTATAATAAATGTGCTAGAGAAACAGAAAGCTATATATAAGCGTGATTTGAACATCATGACTTGGATATGTGCTGTATTAACTGTAGCATCAATAACTGTATTCATCACTACGCTGTAACATGAGACCTAGAATTAGCAAGGGAACATTAGTTGGTTCAACTAATACCTACAGACATACATTGTCTAAGAGACTAATAGTGGAAGTGATATATAATTTCAAGAGAGGAATTATAAAACAAAGAACAATTGATGTAAGACATACACTTAATCAATAATAATTTATTATATTTGCAATTATTGTATAATCACTGGGGACTATAAACGCCACATAGCAGTTTAAATAGTCAATGTATGTGCTGCGTATCATTGAACTTACCTATATTATACATTTAGGTTACAGAGGAGTATTTAGAAAGGTTTGAATCCTTTCCTGAAAAATAGCTAAGCTGTGTAAAGCGTCAGAACTTATAATCTGTTAGAAGCTAAGTCAGGTGAATTGGTTCGGTAGTTTACTACAAGTGGGTTCAACTCCCACCCTGACTACAAAAAAATCGTACACTATAGTTTCTCGTTTAGAATGCAACTATAATGTGTGAATATGAATAGGCCATTCATAGTAGGTTAAGCGATATCCTACAAATTGGGGGTGACATGGAATTGATTGCACATGTTACTTATTAATGTTCAGCCCAGAGAGATAACTGGTTAAAACTAAGGTGAATCATTTTAAATGGAAACACAAACGAGAATGCCCAAGTACGAGCTAATATGACTGTTGTTCACAACATCCTTAATGGAGAAGTTTCTGCTTCAAGAGAAGTAGAGTTAGCTGTGGCTGCCTAACCAAAGACTAGGTGATTGAGTCAAACACTGGCTGACTATAAAAATTGCCATAGAAGACTTGTATGTTACTTTAAAAACATTCTGGTGGATGTCTTCTTAATAGTTGACCCTTTCTAACGTAAAGAGTTTAAACAAACGTAAAGCTGTATAAAACATTGATAATGAAGTGTGTAAGACAGGAGTTCGACTCTCCTCACCTCCACTTCCACAAAAATAACTGAGCACTTCCATTGTTATTCCAAATGTATTTATTATATTTGTATTATTAAATTAATACAACTATGGAAAAGTATAAAAGAAAACAAGAAGAAGTGCAATGTTGTTATTGTAAAACAATCTTTAAGAAAGATATATCTGAGATAAAGAGAAGTTTAAAAGTAGGTAGATTACATTATTGTTCAATGAAGTGCTCAAAGAGTATTCCTTCTAATATAGAACATTTGAACAAAGTTAATCCTAGAGATGCTACTCATCTTATTGCTAATAATAGAAGAGATGAGTTTAGTGACTTTAGAGAGCATCTAAGAAGAGCTAGTAGAAGAAACAAGTCTTTTGACTTATCTTTACAAGATTTAAAAGATCAATGGGATAAACAAAAAGGTTTGTGTGTATATTCTAAGGTTCAACTTATACATCCTACACCAGGATCTAATTCTCATTTATACACAGCAAGTGTAGATAGAATAGATTCTTCATTAGGATATGTAAAAGGTAATGTGCAGTTTATAAGCATTGCTATGAATCATATGAAAGCAAATATGTCTGATGAAGATATGTTTAAGTTATTAGCAATATTAAAGATAGCAGTTACTTGACGCAAATAGTACAGTAACAGACATTGGGTAGTTTGCATACCACGAATGTTAAGTCCTTTCTACGCAAAGAAGGTGTTGAGTACTTAAGAGAAGGAAGTTCCAACCTCAACAATCAAAGCCTCTGTAACAAGAGGCTTTTTTAATTTGTATTAATCCTTAATAACAATAGAAATGAAGACAATTAAACTTACTCCTGTAGATTTCTACAGGTTCAGACAATTAGCGTTTGCTATGTGTGTAGCATTCTCATGTACAATAACACAAGGTGTGTATATTGTAGAAGCCAATATAGACCAACTGCATAAGTTGGGTTATTAGGGAGGAGAATTCAAGGGCTCTGTAGTGGAGCCCTTATTCTTTTATAAACTACATCACAATGGGAATATATGTACCAAAGAAGACAGCAGAAGAACATGCTGCTTATATGAGAGCATACAGAGCTAATAACAAAGAACGTATTAAAGCCATTAATAAGAAATGGTGGGCTAACAACAGAGATTTTATTAAACTAAAGAAATCATTATGACACAAGAAACACTTGAAGAAGCTAAATATAGAGTTTACAAAGATTATTGGAACGAATACCATACACAACATACAAAATCAAATTTCTTAACAGCTTTTAAATTAGGTGCTAAATGGCAACAAGAAAGAAGTTATAGTGAGGAAGAATTAAAAGAAGCATTTATGGTAGGTCATAATATATGTAGATGTATTACAGATAATAGAGATGAAGCTAAAGAATATTTTAGAGAATGGTTTAATATATTTAAAAAGAAGTAAAATATGTATAAAGCAATTGAAAATAAAAAATATTACTTAGCAGTTGAAACTTTCAGAAAACAACGTAAATCACTTAGCAAAGTTTATATTAGTGGAATTAGGATATGGGATTCTGATGATTCAAAAACATACTCTATAGTAATATATACTTTTAGAATTATGTTTTCAATTAAAAAAGAATGTGGAGAAGTTTGTGGAACAATTTAAAAAGAAATGAAAGAAATAGAAACAGAAGTAAATGTATATGATGTACGTTTAGATGTACATGGGTATTACTCTCCACCAGAACCAATGGTTATGTATTATCCAGATGGATCTGGTTATCCAGGATGTTCCGCTGAGTTTGAAATATCATCAGTTAAGTTAGAAGGAATAGTTATCACTGATTTACTTAGTGATGATGTATACAATGAAATAATAGAGAAAGTATTAGATAACCAATTAAATCAAAAATAATGAAAATAATTAACGGAAGATGGGTTGATGATAATGAACAACCTATAGATCATTTTAACATAACAGACTTCTTAGAAATAGGAGAGAATGTAAAGAAGATGTATGGAGAAGATATAACATATAGTAGAATCAATCTTGTTTCTGCTATCAAATCTCTTACACCACAACAAGAAGACTCTCTTGCTTATATATTAAGTCAAGATGGATTAATGGCAAAACTAGCTGGATATTAACTTAAAACCCCCTAATAACATGGAAGAGATTTACATAGATGGTATACATGAGTATGACTATCTAAAAACAAACACAGAAGGTTCAATGATACACACATTGTATTATAGTGATCACCTTGAATGGGCTAGTAGTATTGTAGGAACAAAGGCTATTGAGCTAATTGATAATGGTAATGGTGTACAGATAAAAGGACTATCATTAGAAGAAGAAGAAAACTATTTAAGAATAGAACAACTTCACATCATTCTAAGACTATACAGTCAAGAGTGTACATATGAAATATCACCACAACCAATTAAAACAGGATTCTAATGTGGTATACAGGAGAAATAGTATTAAAGAGTTACCTTCCTTTTACATTAGAGGAGGGTATGCTCTTTGTCAATAGAATATCTGTTGGCATAATGGAACCATATGTAGAACTATGGGCACTAGAAGAAGTTCCTGAAGATGCTGATGCATTTATGGCTGCTAGTGGTGCGCCTGTTGAACTATTCATCATAGATGATGATGAAGAACTATTAGCAACTGAAGAAGAACTTGGTTGGTGGGATGAGGGACAACATACAGATGAACTTAGAGAAATATCATTAGATGATATCAATTACTTATTAAGAGAGTGTGATGGATACATAGATATAGAACTAAGTGAGAATGATGAAGAACCAGGGCCTATATTATTTGAAGATAGAGTGATATTAAGAGTTCCTGAATCAGATGATGATTGGGATGAAACATTAGATGAACAATTAGAAGAAGAATGACATGGCTGAAAGAAAGAAAACTTATATAACCTCTAGCAACAAACATGCTGTTAGAGAGTTTTTAATCCAAAGGTTCCAATTTGAATCAATAGTTGGGTTAGCTGGTCCAGACATCAATGAATATCTAACTTA